GGTTTTTATGAATATACCAATTTTGTTCGGTTAAACATACCCATGGGTGGGGCACTTTTTAAATGTTGTTCCGGGTCCCTTTTCAAGTGTTAGCTACAAAAAAACAACTCACAAGCACAAATTATGTGCCTTCGTTCCGTACCCAGTCGGACACCAACACGCTTATGCAGCGTTATTTCCGTAGTCTTTCAGACTGCGAAGTCAAAACATCCTCGGATGCCTATTATGTTTCAGCAATTGCCTGCTTCTGCCTTACCTTTATTTTTCCGCCGTGTATTATCGCTGCCGGTTATTGTGTACTTAAAGCTAGGAAAGGAGGGAGAAAGTGATGAAAGTATTTGAATTTACCCAAGAACAATCTTTATTGATTGATGAGATGAATAAGGATATGGAAGAAATGACGGCTATCCGGAAGCGTATCAGTCAGACTCATAGTAAACTCATTGACAACCTGCATGTTCAGGAGGGAGATATAGTAGAAGTGACTTATAGCGATCCTAAAACAAAAGAAGAATTTACGGATATTTTCGTAGCCGGATGGATTTCGGTATATGCTAAAACAAAGAAGGTTTCCGGTCTTTTTTACCCGTTAAACAAAAGTGGTAAACCCTCTAAGAAGATTAAAAGTATAGACCATATAACATCCATTAAAGTAATCCAGAAAGGAGGACAGCATGGAAACTCTTAATATCAATACCGTAATAATTGACCAACAGGTCCTAGATGCTTTGAAAGATTATCAAGAAGATGGCGCTCAAATCGACTGCCAAACACTGGAAAAGACTATTGACTATCTCTTTAGAGTTTCCGAAATGATTGGTTATGCCGATGATATGGATGGATGCGGTATGCTAAAGCTTATATACAGCCTTCGGCAAATGAAGGAGGACTTAATGAAATTACTTCCGGAAGATAAATAAACTTCAATGATACATGTAGGGATATCCGTTCGGGTGTCCCTTTTTTAGTCCTTTGCCTGGCAATTGCCTTTTTGAACCTTTGTGTCTCACTTAATAAATTAATCAAATGAAAGAACAAATTATTTCCTATTTACAAGGACCTAGAAACTTTTCGGAAGGCGTGGCGATTTATGAAATATTCGGAGTGAATCGCATGTTGAAGGCTAAATTTCGTCAGATTGGAGAGAGTGAAATGACTAAAGGCGCTCTTTTTGAAGAGTTGCGTAAACTTGCCGGTTTATCGGAAGTTGATTTTGCTTCGATGCGTAGAACGGCATATAAAAAGCCAGAACCGATACCCGTTAAATCTGTTTTGCCTAAAACGTATGTAGATGATTCTCTTATCGCATTGGCTGACCGTTTCGGTGTTACTGTTGAAGAGCTTGTTAGTGATGAATTTATCGAAAAGGTCTTGTCTGCGGACGAAAACCAGGATAAGGTGGACGAACTGGAACAAGAATTGGAAGAAGCAAAATCAAAGTACTGTGAGGTGCCGGAAACAGTACGTAAGACAATTCGTTTCCGAGAAGAATTTCCTTTCCTGAATGAAAAGGACTGTCCGAACGAGTTTAAAATATTGGTATCAGATATGTTTTCAGCTTATGACCTGTACCGGGAAAGTCATGAGATGTTAGCCAATACACCGGATGATGTTGCAAGTGAGGAAACGTTCAGATGGGCTAAGACAGCAGTAGAAAACTATCTGGATAACCGGGAAATGTGGGAAGAACTAGAATATTACCGGGAAAATCATAAGATTTTAGGGAAAGCAAAGATAATGCAGGAACTGGCTGAAAGAAACGAAATATCCGCGTTATCAGATTTGGATATAGTGAAGCAACTGAACAATGCCAAATCGAACATATCTAAGGGTAAAAAAGACTTGGATAAAGCAGATAACGATGAAAAAAAAGTCAAAGCCCAGGAAAAGATTGATAAGTGGAGTAATAAGAAAGACATACTGGATAAGGAAATCGAAGCAAGAAAAAAAACTAGGTTTCCATCTTTACAGGCTAGAAATAAAGCGGGCTACATGGTTAACTATGAAAGTCCGCTTCTCCCATCCGTGTGATCGTTCCGAAGTTGGGGCTCAGATCCGAAAAATAGGTGTTGAGATTCAGTCTGATTATGAACGTCTAAATATTTTAAGTAATGGATAACTTACCGGTAGATTCTTTCTTCCTTGATACAGAACAAAGGAAAGATATACAGCGTATGGCAGCACTGGGATACAGCCCTAAAGAAATAGCGATATATCTAGGAATAGATATTGATTCTTTTGTCAAAGATGCATATATCGAAGGCACAACGATTAACGGAGTAATCCGCCAGGGCATATTAGTTTCCAGGGCTAATCCGGAAATGAAACTGCATGAACAGGCCGAAGAGGGTAATATAGTTGCTATTCAACAACTGGAGAAAGTGAACAGGAGACGAATATTTGAAATAATTGTGGAGCAAATCGATGAAGATGAACTTAGTTAAACCGACAAGGATAGATTTTGAAAGAATAGACCTTAGTCAGATTACGCGCATGTTATCAACTGGCGATTTAGAAGCTTTGCCCGAAGCCGAACGTGCTTACTACGAACTTATGGAGATGGTACGCGGTTTAAGAGCTAGGATGAAGTATAATGGTAAAGTCATTACTAAAGCCGGTATTATAAAGTTGTTGAAATCTGATATCTACGGGCTGTCCGACTGGATGGCGCGGCAGGTTTATGCTGATTCTATCAACTTCTTTTATACCGATGAGAACATACGTCCGGAAGCTTTTGCGAATCTCTATGCCGAGAAAATGGAAAAGTGGGCTGACTCCATGTTTTTAATGGGAAAAGGGGAAGAAGCTTCGCGAATACTGGAACGGGCTGCAAAGTTAAGACTGCGTTTTGCTTCTACTGAAACAGAGATTCCGGAAGAACTCCTAAACAGAAAGCAGGTCGTTCTTTATACTACTAATCGTTCGGACTTGGGAGTGCCTGATACGGACCGCCGTGATTTGGAAGAGTTCATTAATGACATTCCAGATATACCGGTCATCGTGCGCGACCGGTTGAAGGAAGACGCTCAAATCAAGAAGTTTAACCTTAAAAAACGAATGCTAGAAGATGTCGAAGAGTTCAGTGAAGACGATACAGAGGATTAATACTGATGATATCGATATCAGGTACTCCCATATAATCAAGGTTCTTACCGATTGGATAGATACTACCAATCTGATAGTAACTGCAGGACGTGGTATGGCTAAAAGTACGGTGATACAGGCTAGACGTGTTGCCGATTGTGTTTACGACATGCCTGGTGCACCGTTGGCTTTTGCGGCAAATACATACACAAACTTAAATGATAACATAATGCCTGCCGTTAAAACCGGCTGGGAATTGATGGGACTTTATGAGGGGGTACATTATGTATCCAATAAAAGACCGCCTGAAACTTGGCGGAAAAGGTGCAGTGTTATAATCGATGAGTATAAGAATACCGTATCGTTTTGGAATGGCGCTGTTATATTCTTGGGGTCTTTGGATCATCCTTCTTTATTGGCTGGTAAGTCTGTTGTTCATTTATTCTTTGACGAAGCCAAATATGATCAGGATAAGAAAGTGAACAGGGCGATGCCGATTCTTCGTGGTGACGCTATTCGCTATGGACATAGCCATTATTTCTTAGGCGTGACAATCACTACCGATATGCCGGACGTTCTGGAAGGAGAATATGATTGGTATTTTCGCTATGTGAAGTTGATGCAACCCGAACGTATAATAAAGATAGTGCAGGCGGCCGGCGAATTGAATGAACTACGGATTAAGTTAGTACGGGAAGAAAATAAGAAGAATCCTTCACCGGATAGAGTTAAGCGTCTTAAAAATAAAATAGTTTACTATGAATCTGCTTTGCTTAAAATGAGAAAGGGGCAAACCTATTTTATTAATGCTTCCAGCTTTACTAACATTGACATTCTGACAATAGACTACATAAAGCAACTCTTTAACGGTACATTGGAATTGCACGAATTTAAGAAGTCTGTAATAGGTATGCGACCGGGACTTCGCCGGGATATCCGCTTTTATGTAGCTTTCTCCGAAAAACATAAATATACAGATGGCACGGACTTCGGAGAACCGGCAGTCAATTCAAGGGGGCTTCGGTTCCTGCACCATAATAACCCGATAGATGCAGGAGTAGACTTTGGTAATCAACTATCTTTAATTATAGGACAGGAAGACGGCGCTTACTATCGCCTGCATAAGAACTTCTATGAATTACCGCCCAATTGGTTTAGAGAGCTGGCCGATCAATTCTTGGGCTTTTTCCTTAACCATGAAGAAAAGGAACTGAATCTATACTATGACCGTGCCGGCAACAACTTCGAAAAGCAAAAGGAAGACTATGCACGTAAGTTGAAAGAAGCCATCGAGATAGACGGGGAGGGTAACCGGACAGGATGGATGGTTAACCTTATGAGCCGTAAGCAAGCTAACATTCGCCAGGATGAAGAATACGACTTCATGTTAGAGTTAATGAAGGGAGAAAATAAAGCATTGCCTATTCTTCTTATTGATTCGATCAATTGCAAAGAAGCTGTGTCCAGCATAGAGAAGGCGCCGGCTGGGATTCGATATAAGGGACAGCAAAAGATTGTGTATAAAATTAAGAAATCCGAGAAGCTTGTACCGAAGAAATTACCTATGTTGTCAACAAATTTCTCCGATGCGTTTAAATACCTGATGATGCGTAAACAATGGCGTCGGGTTATTAGAGGGAAGGGTAAGGCTAGCAATGCCAATCCCTACGTGCCTGGATTCAATGATATGGAAGGATAACAAAGGCAATTGCTTGTTTGAAAGGGCCGATTCTAGTACAGAATCGGCTTTTTTTCATCTGTAAAGGTTGCGAAAATGTCAATAAAATGTAATCATATTTCACTTTTTGAGGGGCAAGGCAATCGCCTTTCGACTTCTGAGCGGCTCGGTCTTCGGTGTGTGACTAAAAAAAAGAATACGTACCCGTTTATGCTTATTCTCTTGTTTTTCAGTGCTTTGTAGTGAGGATGAGCAAAATTTACCCTTCAAATACAGTGTTTTTCTGTTTTTTGAGACAAAAACAGGTTCAAAAACGGGAAATTCTGCACTTTTTAGATTTCACATAGATGTTATTCATGTATATTATGATTAAAAATAAAAAATATATCTCTTAAAAACTTCCACATTTGGGAATTTTTTGTATCTTTGTATCAAACAAAAAGAAGTTATGAAAATAATCGATTCTGAAAAGCTGGAAGAGTTCATAAAAAAACATGCGGATGCTAGTAACGCTATCGAAAAATGGGTAGAAAAAATAGAGGCCGCAGACTGGAAAAATCACAATGAACTGAAAAATGATTTTCTTTCAGCCGATTATGTGGGAAATAACCGGTATGTGTTCAATATCCGAGGAAATAATTATCGAATAGTTGCGATCGTTGTTTTCTTTGCTGGTAGAATGACTATTCGCTTTATTGGTACCCACAAAGAATATGATAGGATCGACGCTAAGAATTATTAAAAAGGAGGGCATTATGAAAATTAGTAGTGATTCCCAATACAGGGAATATAAAAAGGAAATGGAAGTTTTGATCCAGAAGGGAACAAAGCTTGGTGATATGGAATTGCTTTCAGAAGCAGACAAAGAAGAATTTGTACGCCTTACTGATGCGATTTATGAATGGGAGGCCGCTTATCATCCTTTGCCTGGTAAGGTATCGACAATAATCACGGATGCCATTAAAGAGCGTATGGAAGCTGAGAACATAAAGCAGAAAGATGCAGCGAAGAAATTAGGGGTTTCTGAATCTCGTATAAGTGAACTTCTATCAGGTAAAAGGGCACTTAATTTAAATCTAGTAAAACGTCTACGTGATAATTTCGGAATCCCGGCTGATTTTATATTGGATAATATGTAAATACTAAATTTTACTTATTTTTTACTTTTGCTAAAACTTAAAATAAGAATATTATGGAAAACCAAAATATGAAAAGAACTTTAAAAAGTACAGGCGTTAGGTATTTTGAATTATTTAGAAGTATGCAAATAATACAAGATTGCTTGAGTTTGATCGAAAAGGGGAAAAAATATCATATTATAACTATAGCAGGGCAATTAAGGGGAATATTTACAGCAGACCGTAAGGCGCAAACGGAGCCTTTATTCTTTGAGGCCTATAAAATATTGTGGGAAACCAATAATATATATATTAAACCGCTTATTGATTTTGAAGTTTACTCGAAAGACTCTGAGATATGTTATAAATTGCCAATACCCTCATTACAAAAAACTGATGAGTACACTAATGAGATTAGTTTGCAAGACTGGATAACAAAAATAAATGTGGTAAAGTCTGGTGATAAATATTATACTATATTGGATTTTATAAAAGTTATTGCAGATAAAAAAGGAGGAGCTCATTATGATGAAAGCATTTCAAAAAATGATGCTCAATTAGTAATACATAGAGGTGAGAATGGGATATTATCAGAACAGATAGTAATTGAACTTGCACGTATAGTAATAAAATTAGGACATAAACTATTAAAAAATGCTTTTGATTTTCATTATTATCAGAAAATAAAGATTGATTATGAGGATATAGATGATAGGAAAAATATTATTTTATTTAAAGATGATAAATCGTGGTTGGGGTTAGGTATTGTTATAGATAAAAATGGAACCTTATGGCTGAACTTAATAGAAGACTATGCAGTTAGAGAAAGTATTATTTTAATTAATCATGTTTCTAAACAGGATATCTTAACTTTAAACTTTAGTTATAATTTGAAGGAAGATATGACATCTGAAGTGAGAGTTTATGATGAAAGATGGAATTATTATAGTTCAAAATTAGCCATTCCGGTATTGGTAATAAATTCCTTTTATCAATTTAAGGACTTCTATGTGTCAGATGAGGGGGTAAAGGTCTTTACAACCTCTTCTGCGACATTACAATATGTTGCCACAAAAGAGGAAGTCTTGGAAAAGTATAAAGAATTGGAATCTCGAAATAAAAACTGGCTTGTTTTTAAAGGTTTATATAAAGGTGTAAATCAAAGTGGAATTGTAAATTTTGATAAACAGCCTGAATTAGCACCTGTAATTGGCGATGAATTACTGTAAAATACTTTTTTAATAAGTTTTTTTGACTAACCAATACATTGATGAAAAGTATTTGAAAGAAAATGATATTAAGGAATATATACGTACTTTTTTTAATTACTTTTGATGAAATATTAAAAGTAAGACTGTATGAACACATTAAAACCAAATCTCACAACTAAAGAAGATAGTGGTGTAGATCTCCTTCGTAAATCTTCAAAGTATTTTTTGATAGCTAGTCAACTAATAGGTATAGCAGGTGCATTTTTCGGGGTAATTGAAATCTCATCGTGGGGATTTCTCGTTTTGGTCTCTGCCATTTTAGTTTTTATATCTGGATATTTGGTAAGAGGAGCTGCGCTTTGCTTGGCTACCATAACAGAAAATTCAGCGAAAAAGCCCAAAACAGAGTGACTTTTAGTTTGTCATTACAGATATTATTCGTACATTTGTAGTGCTAAAACAATGGCAGTGGATTCCTGCTACGTCGAGCGCGGTTAATGCTCACATTTGTTTGGGCTTTTTTTATGCCCATTTTAAAAATATAGGCGGCTGCCTTTCCCTAGTAGATTTTTTGCTCTTCGGAGTGGGATACTACCATTGTTTTAGCGAACTCGGGAAAGTGCAGCCGTTCTTGTGCTTCAGCCGGTAGGACTGTATTCTACCAAAACGCTAAAACAATGGTAATATGAAAAAACAACTCACTGGTACTGACTATGTGCCCTCGTTCCGTACTCAATCGGACACCAACACGCTTATGGGGCGTTATTTCCGTAATCTTTCAGATTGCGAGGTCAAAACTTCTTCTGATGCATACTATGTTTCCGCTATTGCATGTCTCTGTCTGACATTTATATGTCCTCCATGTGTTATCGCTTTCATCTATTGTATAATTAAAGCAAAGAAAGGAGGAACAAATGGAAACAATTAATATCAATTGCGTAGTCATAGATCAACAAGTTCTGGAGGCTATGAAAGACTATCAAGGAGATGGGGCTAAAATAGATTGTGAAACACTGGAAAAGGCAATTAATTATTTATTTGAGGTTTCTGAAATGAATGGATATGCTGGCGATATGGATGGGAATCAAATGCTTAAGCTGATATGTAGTCTTCGAAGGATGAAAGAATCTTTGATGAAATTGTTACCAAAGGAATAAGTCATTGCATACTGTAACATATATAAAGGGACATCTAATTAAGGTGTCCCCTGTTATTCTTTTGTCCTTTACCTATACATTTTAAAAGTTCATATTTGCCTAAAAATAAAGCAATATGAATGAAATATTAATTACTACAGTAATCAGTTCTATTTGTACTGGTGGTATTACTTGGCTTTTTACTCTAAAATATACTAGGAAACAGGCCGAAGCTGATGCGATGCTATCCGTGCAAAACGTATATCAGCAGATAATTGAAGATCTTAAAACGGATCGGGTAGAGTTGAAAGAAAATATCAAGGAACTGGCGCTAAAGGTTAGTGAAAATGAACGTGAAATAAAAGCTATGAAGCCGAATCTTTGCGGTCGGAAGGCATGTACTCAACGAATACCAATAAACTAATCGTATGAGAAAATATGCTTTATATATTATACTATCGGGGATATTGTTTGCCAGTTGCAGCCGCTCAACTATCGCTCACCAGAAAACAAATGAAACAATGTTGTCCGATAGCGTTACAGTCCGGGAAGATGCGCGAGAACAGCAGGATAAGCAGAATAGACATAGCACCGAACGTAATACCAGAACCAGTGAAGAAAACCGTGTCATCATTAAGTTTGATACAGAAAAACCTATTACCAAAGAAACGGGATTACCGCCTATCCAAGAAATCTCCTTTACCGGTTCCACCATTAATCAGGCGAAAGAAGTTGATACGAAGATCAACACTGAGAAGAACATAAAATCAGTTTCAACTGATTCTACAACAGTAAAGCGTCAGGCGGATAAGAAAGAAGATATTAAGACGAAGAAGGAAGTATCTTCGGGCATCAGCTTATGGCAGGCTCTGCTATATATTTGTCTTATCGTCTTTTCCTACTATTTATTTGATGTAATACGCGGTCAATGGCCAAAAATAAAACAGCTATGGCGAAAGATACTCAGACTATAAACCTGTACACCGCCATTGAGCGGATGAAGCAGATATCCGCCGACGGTGATACTTTCTCAATATCATTCAGAAAGTACGACCGTCAGCGGAGAACCGGTGGAGATTCGGTCAGGCTCAAATATGCCAGATTGCGAAAGAAAACATCTGATGCAGAGATAGAAAACTCTAGCTATAAGTTATTCTTGACAGACACGGAAACAGGCAAGGCACTGAACTGTTGGCAAATACTTATCACAGAGTTCAACGGGATTAAAATTTACGTATAATATGGAAATCAGAAGAACAGGTAATTTCGGATTTATAGATACTGGTGAAGGGCAGCTTATTTCCTTTGCCATGGGGAAAGGTTGGACGCCTTCCTCAATTAACTTTAGCCGGCCGGACAGTTGGCAGACTAAAAAAATAAGAGTAAACGGCGTTGATATTGTGCCGATGGGAGCTAATAACGACTTGCCGGGTGAAGTTCAGCGGTTACTGGATAATTTCTACGGTGGCGAGGGTATCATGGGAAAGATTCAGGGGCTGCAATGGGGTGAAGGGCCGCATTTCTTTGAAGATGCCATTGATGAAGATAATAACAGGTTCTATCGGAAATGGATACTAGACGATAAAATACAGCAGGATTTGGAGCGGTGGGATCATCGTGAATTTATGCTACGTTCATTGGTAGACCTTATTCATATGCAGGGCTTCTGGGTTAAGTTCGTCCGGAATAGAGGACCGCGTATCGGCGCACCTGGCAAATTCCTTAAGTTGGAACATATACCTTATAAAAAATGCCGTTTTGAATATCCTGACGATAACCACGACTTCCCGCAAAATGTATATGTAGGTGATTGGCCATTTCCGGATCCTACTAAATTGACTAAATATCCGGTTTTTAATCCGGCAGATCCTTTTAAGCATCCGATATCAGTTGGATATTTCAATATCTATTCTTTTTGTAAAGATTTCGTGAGCACACCTCGTTTTCTTGGAGCTTTCCCATGGCTAGAGCTGGCCGGTACGATTGCGCCATTACTGGCCGCTTATAATGCTAATTCGTCGGCTTTAAGTTTGCACATTGAGAGCCCGCAGGGATATTGGGATGTAGCGGAAGAACGAATAAAAGCCATTTGCAAGCGTAAAGGTATTGCTTATTCCGCTAAAATGCTGGAAGACTTTAAAGATGAAGCGATGGAAAAGTATGCGGCAGGTGTTACCGGACGCCAGAATGTCGGTAAATATATGCACACTACTAAATTTTGGAACGCGGACGCCAACAATTTTGAAGGATGGACGATCACCCCAATTGACAAGAAGATAAAAGACTATATCGAAAGCCAGATAAAAATCGCTAATAAGGCAGATGCGGCAGCTACTTCCGGCTTTGGTCTAGATCCGGTTTTATCAAACCTTATCATGGAAAACAAACTTTCGTCAGGCTCCGAAAAGCTTTATTCTATAAAGGTCTATAATGCTAGTGAAACAGCTATACCAGATATGATACTTTGTAAACCGTTGATGCACTATATACGTGCGAATTTTCCGGGAAGTAAGACGCAAATAGGGCTTTATCGAAGTATTGTCAATGCGGAAGAAAATGTTTCACCAAGTAGCAGAGTAAAAGAAAATGCGTAAACTTTTTGCGTCAGACATACCCAAAGAACCGAAATTACCTCTGCATGTTGATTCAGGGCCGGAAGAAACTACGGAAGCAGCAGAACAGCCAGGGAAACATGTACAATGTAAAAGGATGAAAGGCCGGCATTTCGATAAACGTGTAAAAAGTGAACTTGTACTAGAAAAGGAATTACCCTGGCATTTTGAACCGGGATGTTCCTATCACTGTATCAGCTTTGGAGATGTGGATAGCTTAACTTATTTACGTGCCATAGTCAAACAGCAGAAGATCGAATATTGCCTGATCTCTACCTGGTGTATGGCTATTACTGATGCAAAGGAAATTGAAAGCTGGATTGAAAAAGGATATATCGGACGAATTGATTTTTATGTGGGTGAAATTTTCCAGGGAAGTTATTCCGGTGTTTATTCCTACCTAAAGGATGTAGCAAAAAGGAATAATGGGCGGATCTGCATATTTAAGAATCATAGTAAAGTAATGGTCGGTTTTGGGAAACATTTCGACTTTGTTATCGAAAGTTCTGCAAATATCAACACAAATCCCAGGTGTGAGCAGACTACAATAACGATCGATACCGGGCTATCCTGTTTTTATAAAGACTTTTTCGATGAAGTGAATAGCTTTAACAGAGACTTTGAAGGGTGGAATAAGTATGAATTTAACCAGAATAAGAAGTGATGAAAACAATCTTTGATAAAAATAACAATGGTACGTCGGAGCTAGTCGAAGCGCTAGGAATGATTGACGCTGCAACCGATTTCTCTAAGTGGAAACCTTACATACCATTAAGTATTAGGCGCTTAACGGCTATCGTAGGGCCGGAAGTTTACGAAAAAGTGGTAGAATTTTATCATTCTACAGAGCCAGATCCAAAAACAGAAGAAAAGTATAATACTCTTCTTTTGTTGATGCAGCAGTCCGTAGCTTTATTTACATGGATCAAGATTATCCCCACACTGGACGCCCAACACGGGAACACAGGCCGGCAAAAGCGGTTAGGTGAACATGAAAAGGGACTTACTGCCATACAGGAATATAAAGACGAAACAAATATCCTTAATCTGGCTTATGAATCGGTAGACGCTTTGATCGCTTATTTAGATAAAGAGAACTTCGATTTCTGGTTGAAGTCAGAGAAGAAAAGAGCTATAAATCAGCTCTTAATAAGAAGCAAAGAAAAATTCGATATTTATTATACAATCGGGAGCCATCGTCTTTTTTTAACTCTTATACCGATTATCCGGGAAATGCAAGATCGCTATATTGTCCCGATAATTACGCGGAAGCGGTACGAACAGTTACTTTCAGGGAATGAACTAGGCGAAGACTTTAACGATGCAGTATGCAGACCTTTGGCCCTTCTAACGATGCAGAAGGCAGTTGAACGTTTGCCTGTTGAAGTTCTTCCAGATGGGGTAGTTCAGGTACAACAGGCCGGAACCGTTAAAGAAAAGATTAAGGCCGAAGCCGAAACCAGGAAAGCAGTGTCTAAAAGTCTGGGGGACGATGCGGGAAAAGATCTTATAGCGTTACAAGACTTTATCGCTACTATTGAAGCCGAACCGGATGAACCGGATTTGTATTTACCTAAAGCAACTATACAATCTAAAGGTGTAACGTTTTAGTATGCAAGAGTTTACGTATAATAATAAAACTAGGATGATCCCGGAAGATCTGGAAGAACTTTCGCCAGAACAATATTATCGATATTTAGAACTTGTAATAATGATGAATACCGATAATATTTCACCTTTTGAAATGAAATGCAAGCTTATTTCTTTACTCTTGAATATGAAGTGTAACTTTGTAATGTGCAGAGAATCAATCGTTAGTGAAATAAATGCCCAGCTGGGCAAAATGAACTGTTTTTTTTATATAAAAGAGGAAGGGGATAAAGTAATTTACGATCCACATATTAAGACGGGACGTAATTTATTACCATCATATAAAGGCTGGATAGGGCCAGAAGATATGCTTAATGATATTACATACGGGCAATTTGTACAATGCCTAAACCTGGTTAGGGCAATGGAAGTAACCAGAAGGGATAAGGATAACGAGCAAGCAGATTATTTAATGTCTGAATTTGGTAGGATACTTTATAAGAACGAAGATCCCAAAGCAGGGGAAATACCGCCGCTGGTATGCTTTCACTCTTATATCTTCTTTTGTGCAGTATGGGAATTGATTTGCACCGTTCCCATTCCGATAAATGGCGAGGAAATCAACTTTTCTATTTTATTTCAGGAACAAGGGGAAAAAAGGATTGATGATAAAACGGGGTGGATAGGGATCTCCTTTGAAATTGCATCTTCTGGCGTTTTTGGCAATGTGAAACAGATTAATGAAACTCCCTTTTGGGATATTTTACTATATCTGTATAAATGTCGTTTTGAATCTTTACACAATAAAAAATAGTATATAATGAAAACAAGTGATGCAGCAAAACAGGCCATAGGAACTTTTGAAGGCTTGAAATTGAAAGCGTATCGGTGCCCTAGCGGAGTCCTAACAATTGGGTACGGTCACACTAAAGGAGTGTATGAAGGTATGCAAATAACCAAAGAGCAGGCACTAACCTTTCTTGCTTTGGATTTAGCGGATGTTGAAAGGAATCTTAATACCCGTTTCCCCTCAATCAGTCAAAGCAAATTTGATGCGATGATAAGTCTTTCATTTAACATCGGGATCCAGGCATTTAATACATCCACTTTGTATCGTAAAGCAAAAGCGAATCTAAATGATCCGAGTATTCGGATAGAGTTTATGAAATGGGTACACAGCAAAGGAAAGGTACTTCCTGGACTGGTAGAGCGTAGAACGTGGGAAGCAAACCTTTATTTTTCTTAGCCATGGTAGATTTACAAGAGTATGAAAATTATTGGAACGGGATTCGGAATCGAATCCCGGAAATAAAAAAAATAATTCCGGCTACTTTTGAACCGGATATGGGGAATGTAGTACAGGGACTTAAGCCGGAAGAACTTCCAGTACTGTTTTTCATTATTCCTAATGCACAAGGGAAAAGTAAAGACATCGATAATATATCGGAAGCGAATCTTTGTGTTATTCTGATAATGGATAAGACGGATCCGCAAAGGAAGAAAGCTTATCAGGTGCAAAAGGAAACACAACCTATCGCAGAAAAGATAAAAAAACGTATTCTGGAAGATAAAGCCATAGGGTGCCATCTATTTAAAAATCTGGATTTATCCAGTTTATCAACAATTCCAGAAGCTGGTTTTTATTCGATTTTTGCAGGGTGGAGCATAGCTTTTCAATTTGATACGGAATGAATGAGGAAGATCTAATTAAACAGGAATTTATACGGGAAAATATCGAGAGAGACTTCCGGGCTATTTTTGAAGCACAACGTTTGATCGCTTTAGAAAGGATATATAGTCGTGCCAGCTATTCCCAAACAGGGCAAAACCTATCACAAAGAAGATCTGGCGAATTATTGAAGGCTTTACAGAATCCACGTTATAGTATGGAGCTTTCCGGCACTGGTGTTATTGCAACTTCTAATATTCCGCTTTACATTCGCTTCCTGGATATGAAAGAACACGGGAACTATGCCATCTATAACCGGCAAATATGGGGTATCCTTTATAACAACACTCTTATGAATATACGTGACGGGTACGGGAAAGAAGTACGCGACCGTATTTTTGCCCAACTACAAGGGGCTTTCCCATAGTATTTTAAAGGCCAAATGGCCTTTTTTTGTGTCCTTTATCTTCGTAATTTGGCTGTTTACCTTTGCTTTAAAATATAAGATCATGGGAAAATTACAACCGGATTATATCACCTGGACGCTATCGCTTAACGCTGGGGGTTTACAAAAGGAAATCCTAAGAATAAAGAATAATAGTAAGGATCTTAAGGATGAAAATAAACTCCTTAAAGAGTCCATGAAGGAACTTACTTTACAAGGGAAATACCAAGGTAAGGAATACCAGCAGCTAGAAGCAAAACTTAAGGCGAATAATCGTGCTATCGGGGAAAACAACGAAAAAATAAAGCAGTGTGAAAGCCGCTTAAGCAATGTAAATAAGTCGTATGCACAATTATCGAAACAGGCGAAGAAATTGCAGTCTGATTTAGATAATACGGTGAAAGCACTGCAACCGGAAGAATATGCCCGGCTAGAAACTGAACTGGCGAAAACAAAAGCTGCAATGGAGCAGCTTAAGCCCAGAACGGAAGCCGTGAAAGAATCTTTCTTTAGCCTTAGTAAAATGAAAGCTACCGTAGTCGGTTTCTTCGTGGGAATAGGCGCTAGTATTAGTTCATTTTTTACTAACGCTATTTCAAATGCGAAAGAATGGGTGAAAGAAGGAACGAAACTGGCGGCTAATGCTGACGGGGTAAGACATGCTTTTGAGAAGTTGAACCGACCAGGGCTTTTGGATGATTTAAGGAAAGCGACGAAAAACACTGTTAATGATCTGGAATTAATGAAGGCGGCAGTACAGGCAAAGGATTTTCGGATCCCGCTTGAAGATCTGGGGAAATACCTGCAGTTCGCGCAAATGAAAGCACAACAGACCGGGCAATCGGTTGAATATATGACTAATTCGATTGTTACAGGTTTAGGCCGTAAGTCGCTTCTTATATTGGATAATCTGGGCTTATCAGCCGCCGAAATAAATGAAGAAATTGCGATAACGGGGGATCTGATGAAAGCAGTTGCAAATATTGTAGATCGGCAGTTATCCAAAGCCGGTGAAAACTATGTTTCAGCAGCCGATAAAGCCGCACAAAAAACGGCAGAACTGCAAAATCGACAAATGGAGATAGGGCGTCTTCTTCTTCCTCTAAAATCTGCATGGGGGAACTTATTTCATACGGTTAAGATCGGTTTTGCGGATGCGACAGTGTGGATACTAGAACACAAGGACAGTATTATAACAGTCGTGTCAGTAGTAACCGGGCTTATCGTTGTCTATAAATCCGTCACATTGCTTCAAAAAACTTGGAATGGGCTCTTAATGGTGGGCAAAGCTATTAATCTGGCTTATACCTCAATTATGGCTTTACAGGCTGGTAATACTCTTCGGAATGCGGCGGCTATGAGACTGTATAATGCTTCGGTAACATCTAACAATGTAATAGTAAAGGCGTGTACTGCATCTACTTATTTGTTTGCCGCAGCAAAAGCCGTTCTCACTGGAAACATTGATAAGGCTCGGATAGCGATGCAGGCTTTTTATGCACTTACCAAAATAAGTCCATTAGCCATACTAATAACCGTAATTGCAGCTATTACGTACAAACTAACATCTTATAGAAGGGAATTAACAGCAACGGAGAAAGCAGAACGTAGTTTACTTAAGATCCGGGGAGAGGCGGCAGATTCCGTGGCTTCTGAACATCGAGAATTGAACACTCTTTTAGGAATTGCCCGAAACGAAAAGATTAGTAAGGAACAACGCATTGCAGCAATTAAGCAGCTAAATGAATTAAGCCCGGAGTATCTGGGTAACTTGACTTTGGAAACAATCAATACCAAAGAGGCTACAACGGCATGTAAGAGCTATGCGGATAACCTATTGTCTCTTGCCAGGATTCGATCTGCCAATTCCAGACTAGAGGAAATCCAGCAGGAAAAACGTGCCCTGCAAGATCAACGAAAGGATATTAATGCTAATCGTAATCTTTGGGATAGTTTTAAATTAGGGCTTGCAAAAGGTTTTAATTCGTTATCCGTAGTAGTAAAAGGCTATTCTGATACCTGGTCTGATAATGTCATTAATGATTATTTCGGTAGGGAATTTAACCGGATACAGGAACTTTCAGAAGAGGAACAAAAATTAACGGATGAGATTAAAACGTCACAGGAAGATATCATTAAGGTTAATGCTGAATCTACCCAAAAAGAAAAGGATCTAGTAGCAGCTAAGAAGGAGGAAATAGCGCAAGCCGAACGCGAGATCGCTTCAACCCCTGCACTTTTGAAAGCAAAAAATAAAAAAATAGCGAAGCTAAAAGAAGAACTTGAAGCTTTGCAGGATATAGGAGTAAATAAGAAAAAGAAACCAGGTGATTTTAATTCAGAAATAGATAAGGCTTTGGCTGGTTTGGATAATAAACACGATCAGGAGCTCTTAAAGATACGGGAGGCTAAAGAAAAGGAGCAACAGACGGAAGCACAGTATAATAAAGCGGTATTGGCAGAGGATCAGCGCTATTATACGGAACGCTTGGAAGCACTTAAGAAACTGGATAAAACCACCGCAAAGACAAAATTAAAAACGTTGGCAGAAATCCAATCTAAAATAACGGAAAGCAATAAAAAACTCCTAGAAAACCAGAGAAAGCAGGATGAAAATGAAATTTCACTGTTAAAGGAACAAAGGGATAAAAAATTACTTGTACAAGAATCCGTCTACAAAAGTACTAAGACAAAAATAGAACTGGATTACGCTAATCAACAGATTACGCAGCAAGCGCGTGATATGCTTTTGTTGGCCTTAGAAGAAACAAACACTAGGGAACGTCTTAATATACTTAAGAACTATCAAACCGAAGTAGGTAAAGCGGAAATACAGACAGGGAATGTAAAGGTTACGGCTGTAAAAGAAGCTGGGCAGGCGGTTTTAGAAGCTGAACTGGCTAACGCCCAGAGCCGGGCAAAACAGCAGAAAGAAATAGAATCCTTACTTTCTTCTTTCAAAAAGGAATTTAGCCTAACGAATTTGCCGGATGAAACGGATCTGCAACTTAAAGTATTGGAAGCATCTTATCAGGCACGTTTACAGATAATACGGGACTCGCTGAAACAAGAGCTTATTACGAAAGAGCAGGCAGCAGCACAAGAAAAAGCCCTCAACGAAGCAAAGGGTACGGCGGAACTTAATATTGTAAAAGATGCAGAAAACCGTAAAAATGGGATTCTCGAAAAATACGGCTTGGTAGGATTCCAACAGCGTTATAATATGCAGTTGGAAGCTTTACGGCGTGAGAAACAGCAAGGTTTAATCGATGCAAAGGACTATGCAAAAGCCGAAAAACAGATTAAACTTACGGCATGGAAAGAAGCTTTCGATTATTATTCTGGTTTATTCGGGGATGCGATTACCGCTTTGCAAGATGCGGAGATTGCCAATATGGAGGCTAAATATGACGTAGAAATCGAAGCGGCGCAGGGAAATGCCGAAGAGGTTGAACGTTTGGAAAATGAAAAGGCCGAGAAAAAACTAGAAATTGAGAAAAAATACGCAGATGTACAATTTGCTGTAAAAGCTAGCCAGATCATAGCTAATACCGCTATGGCTATAATGACCGCTATGGCGCAATTAGGGCCAATCGCCGGGCCAATTGCAGCCGCATTAATGGGAGTGACTGGCGCCGCACAACTTGCCGCTGCTAATGCAGAACGGCAAAAGGTTAAAAATATGACTTTAAACAATAGCAGTAGTTCGTCTCCTACTGGTGCCGAAAGAGTTGTAAATCCGTCTTCGGGATACAGCGAAGGAGGTTATACCGGAGATGGTGGCCGTTATGAAGTTGCCGGGACAGTTCATCGTGGCGAATATGTCGTACCAATACCGGAGATGAAAAACAAGCGGGTATTTAATATGGTGAAGGTTATAGAAAGTATCCGGCGCCAACGGACGGTAGCAAATCCGTTACCGGGATATTCAGAAGGGGGGCACGTTCAAGATCAATCGGCAAATCAAGTCAATTGCCCGGAACTGATAAAAGCGGCTGAACGACTTGAAAAAGCTTCGGAGAATTTAGGTAAACCAGCAAGAAATTATGTACTCTTATCCGATATCAACGATGCAGAGGAAATTAAATATAAGTCAGAAAAACCATTTACAAGGGGGGATAACTAATGGCATTAACTATTAAAACACAAAAGGGGATATACGATGTTCCTGGTGATTTCCAGATGGAAGTCGAAATTACTTCTCCTTTATATTCAGACAAGGGAAGCCAAACCTTGGCATCTACATTGCCCGGTACCAGACACAATCTTTACCTAGTTGATTACGCGCATAGAGAGGATATCGTAAATGCACCGGGAAAAGACATAATGGCTACTATTGCCGACGGGGTTTACCGAAGAACCGGCAAACAAAATATTTCTTCGGCAAGCAGGGAAAATGGAATTGTTGCTAACTTCGGGTTTGATGAAAGCTTGATGTATGAAGCTTGGAATAATGTTTCATTAAAGAAGTTGCCCGGATTGCCAGTGTATAAACCGGAAGGTGGATTGACGGATTTAATGGAGCACTTAAGTGAAGTCATGCGTAACAATGTAGCGGCAGACTATAATGTTTTCCCTATTCAGGTAAAGAATGAATCTTCGGATGATGTGGTTTATCCGGAATTTGTCAATCCAGTGGAGAAAAAGGATAACGGAATTTATGATCTGAGGAAAAATGCACGAACAGAGAAGGTTGTGCTTTCTGGCACGCCTATAAGTGTAAGGTTGCCGGCCGGATATGGTATTTCTCCTTTCATTCGTGTTTCGAAAGTGCTGGAATTAATATTTTCTGCCTATGGATTTAAACTGATGGAGAATCCATTTGCCACTCATTATCAACTTAAAAAAATGGTAGTGTTAAATAATATAGCAGACGCGATCGTCCAGGGACAAATTGAGTATAAGAATATGATGCCGGACTGTTCAATTAATGACTTTTTGGACGCTTTGTATTGCCGCACCGGAGCTAAGGTTTTTGTTAATGGGAATACCCGAACCGCTAAAATTCTGCTAGTAAAGGATATAATAGCGGCAAAACCTTACGCTGATTGGACATTATTAAAATCATCGGACTTGATCCCTAATTATGGAGCCGCTAAGCAATTGAAGTTATCCGCCGGTACTTCGTTTCAAGACGCTTCCGCCGGAAGTGATTCGTTTGAAGACTTTTTGGAGCAATACAGAGGGATTATTACAGAGATTAAGAATACCTCTCCTAATTATCTTCCTATTGATACTTATGTCTGTTATCAAGCTTCTACGGGGCGGTTCTACAAACGTAATGTGGTAACCGGGAGTGTATCGCTGGTATCGAGTGACTTTTTCCCATGGGATAAAAAAACCGTGAATATTGACTATGAGGAAGTAACCGGTTCGGATGAATGTTTGCCAATGGCTTTCACCAACGGACTGCTTGTTCCTCAATATCTGGCGGGGACAGTTAATCTTAACACGACATTAAGAGGAGCGAAGGTGAAAGAGCAGAAAGAGGACACGCCTCTGTGTTTCTGTTTTGCCATGGGATTGGCTACTGATGAGAAAGGCGGGTCTTTAGGATATTATTTTGGAAGTTCTCTTTGCCGGGATCCGGCAGGTAATTACTTTCGAGATAAAGAAGGGAATATCTATAATTATTCGCTAGTGTTTCGTGGTGAAGATGGCGCGTTTAATCGTTTTTTTAAAGAATGGGACGCGATATTAAGATATTCTAATCATACGCTGAGTGGAAAATTTAATCTCGATCGAATTAATCTGACTAAAATTGATACAGGATGCCCTCTTATAATATCTGGACAAAGGTTACTGGTCGAGAGCGTAAAGCATACAATGCCATATCAAATAAATAAACCGGCTACCGTTAAGCTACGAACGACTAAGCTACTGAAACCTTATGATCTTGAATCAGAACAGGGTATAATAGCAATGAAGCCGCAGACGACTAAATGGCAGTTTGTGAACTATGCGGATGCTTATATAGATGCTTATCTGCAATCAATATTAAGCCGTCCGGAAGAAGAATGGTATGAATACAGTATAGTGACGTATATAACGGAGCCTTCTGAAGGAGAATTTGACTCTTTCCTTCCCCCCACCGAACAGGAAGTGGAGGATAAAAAAGAAATATTAAACTGGTATAGATTGGAAATTAGGTATCAGGTGCATACGCTTCCAAACAATTCTTATTTCGGGAATGCTATAGTCGATTATACGGCAGGAATCCTCGCTGTCAAAAGATAATTTGTCCTTTAGTGATTCATTAATAATTAGCTGTTTTGCAATATGAAAGAAACAATAGTATCTGCACCGGAAATGAAAGACGTTTCCGACGCCTTTTTGAAGTTTAGGTTATTGTCCGGCAATGAAATTAAGACAATGAATGACTTTTATTCCTTTTTGACGATACCAAGTGTCGAGAGGGATAATTTCTTGTCAGATTGTAATTTATCTCCGGTATTAAATGGAAATATAGTAAGACAAAAGTTTGAAATATGAGTTTAAGTGCTAATATATTCCCACGAACAATGGCCTTATCAGGCAATCCGATACGGCTTGATATAGTGTCTTCTTCTCCAGTAACTTATGCAATTACGGTAGGGAATGAAGTTATCTATGAGGGCTCCGTCGAAAAAGGCAATTTGGGCATCTTTATTGATGAAATACTGTCTGCGATTGTGGAACCAACTAGATATACAGGACAGGAAAAGGATTTTATCCTACAAACTTCCGGTAACATCAAGCAATACACAATTGACATTACTAATACAGAAGGAGATACGAAGACATTGCAGCATAAAGTAGTGTTAGGTGGCATCAGTAAAAGAGCAATGCGACATTTGAATCAAGAGGGTAGCAATATTTTCACGTTTAAACTACTTAATGCTGCCGGTAACTTCTTCATGTCTACCCGGTCGGAAACCCATGTATTGGTAATTCGTGAAACAGAATTACGACCGTTACTTTTTATTGCTTCTAAAGCGGAACTTACAGTCGCTGTTGAGGAAGGAATGACGAAAGTCATAGATGGTCTTACTATAGGTCAATGTTATGCATTGAACTTGGAAGCATTGCGACGGCATTTTTTTGATACAGAGAATGTGTTGGTTAATCAGTTTGTCGTTAGTACAGACGAGGGAGAAGCTGTTACGATTGTGATTTCTCCTTCAACAATAGAAAAAGAGAGGTATTATCTGGAATTTCTTAATAGCTACGGAAGTTATGAATGTATTGATGTATCAGGTAAACCGACATTAGACCAGGATACCGGAGAGGAAGAGACCTACGGTAAATATGATGAATTGGTAAACGACTACGTAGAAAGTCGTGAACGCTTACGAACTGTTGATACCATCCACGTACAGACCGGATTTAAGACGAATAAGGAACTTGTATTTCTTCTTGATATGCTTTCCAGTGATGATATTTATTTGCTCGGCTACGAAGATCGCGAAATCAAAGTTAACGCTTCGGCCGATAGCCTGGCTATTGCTAAGACTATGGGACAGCCGCAAAGCCTACCTATAACATTGAGATTCGCTGATTCTGAAAAGCACTTTACACAGGCCTTAAGAGGGGATGATTTCAATAATCCGAGAATACATACGCAAGAATTTAGTAAAGAGTTCAATTGATGGATGATAGTTTACAAAATATTACAGATGCTCTTATTACGCATATAGATAAGGCTATTGCGAAAGGAAGTGTCACTAATCAGCAGGTAGCGGCAGTACTGGATTTCTTGAATGAAAGAGTAAAAAGGATCGATGATGGAAAATATATCAGGAAGGACCAACCTGATAGTACCGATTTTCTATTAAGAGCTAATGGCGGCCTGATTGTTCGTTCGGATGCTAATAAAGAATTATCCAGCGATTTAGCAGAATCAGTAAAAGAAAATCCCGAAAATAAAAGTGTTATGATAACATCATTAATGGAATTACCTAAATCTGGCGGACTTGGCTCCAGCTCTTTAGGCGAAATGGACAATACGGACGAATCATTTGATTCGGTCCCGGACGGCAACTACATGATGCAAAAACGTGCCGGCGTATATTATCCCGTGAAAGCGGCCGCAACCGGCGGAGGAACAAAGCTCACCCTCGCTTTTGTCACCCTGTCCAACATGACTGCGGTTCACGGGAAGGATACGCCGGTCAAGTACACATACTCATCTACCTTGTCCGGAGAGGAAACCGGCGAAGGCATCGCAACCTATACCTTAAATAATAAGCAGGTAGCCTCCGAAACAATCAACCAAGGAGAAGTCAGTTTCAACATCGGCAAATACCTGATACTCGGTGATAACGTCCTCGTCGTACAAGTTACCGACAGTTACGGAGCTACCCGCAAGCTGACATTCAAGATCAGTGCGGTAAGCATTTCCATTACTTCTACTTTCGATGATTCAAAGGCATATACCGGAGCGGTCTCATTTCCATATACCCCAATGGGTGCGGTCGAGAAAACAATTCATTTTTTTGTAGATGGTAAGGAAACAGGTACTTACATCACCTCTGTATCCAACCGGCAGCAGACATATTCAATCCCGTCACAGGCGCATGGCGCACATACGCTCGACGTCTATGCGACTGCAACGATCAACGAGATAGAAGTAGAGAGTGAACATCTACGCTATGACATTATCAGCATTGTATCCGGCAACAACACGCCGGTTATCGCGTCTTCCTTCAGGACTGCCGAAGTAGAACAGTTTGGCACACTCCTGATCCCCTACATCGTCTATAATCCGTTTACTACAACAAGCGATATCACCCTGTCAGCTAATGGAACCGTGATCAGCGAGCAAACGATAGACCGTACCCGACAGACGTGGAGTTACCGGGCAGAAACGCCCGGAGACCTGGAGCTGAAAATAACGTGCGGATCTGTGTGCAAAACATTCAACCTGACGGTTACGGAATCAGAGATAAATGTTCATCTGGAAGAAGCGGATTTGACCCTCTTCCTCACTTCCGTAAACAGGAGTAATAATGAAGAAGGAAAAAATGTCTGGAACTACGGAGAGATCTTCGCTATACTTACCGCATTCAATTATGCGACGAACGGCTGGATCAAGACGATTGACGGATTCGTAGCTCTTCGTGTTAATGGCGATGCCCGTGTAACCGTCCCCTACAACTCCTTTGCCGACGACTTCCGTTCTACCGGTAAAACGATCGAGTTTGAGTTTGAAACAAGAGACGTTACCGACTATGACGCAGTCATCCTCAGCTGCATGAATGCCGGCATCGGACTTGAAGTAACCGCACAAAAAGCTATATTCAGATCAGAACAGAGTGTAGTTGAGACGCAATTCAAGGAGGATGAACGGGTACGCATTTCTTTCGTTGTTGAGAAGAAAGCGGAGAACCGGCTGATCTTCGTGTACATAAACGGTGAGATCTGCGGACTGATTCAGTATCCGGAACAGGACAACTTCACCCAGCCCAATCCGGTTGGAATCTCAATCGGTAGCGGTGACTGTACCGCAGATATCTTTAATATACGTGTCTACGACAATGCCCTGAACCGTTATCAGCTTCTCGACAATTACATAGCCGACATGGACAACCTTGAACTGAAGCGCAAACTGTATGCCCGGAATAACATTTATGATGACTATGGGAATCTCAGCTATGAGAAGCTGGCGGATAAGAACATCTCGTTCACCATTATCGGTGAGCTTCCGACTTTCAAGGGAGACAAGAAAATCGTTACTCTTGTCTATGAGGACAGGGAGCATCCGGAACGCAGCTGGACAGCACCCGGTACAGAGATTGACGTACAGGGAACTTCTTCGCAATGGTATCCTCGAAAGAACTTCAAGACAAAATGCAGGCAGGGATTCACCATGACCGTTACCGGAGAGCATGTCGATAAGGTGGCAATCTTTGAAGGTGAAATTCCTGTGAGTGTATTCTGCTTCAAGGCGGATTTCGCAGAATCAAGTGGTGTACATAACACCGGTATGGCCCGTTTGATCGACTACATCTTGCGTGGCATGGGATTTCTGACTGAGGCACAGAAGGCGGATCACCGTGTCCGGACAACAGTCAACGGTCGCCCGTCAGTGATGTGGCATCAGATATCGGAAGATGCCGAGAAAACGTCACTGGGTAAATACAACTTCAATAACGACAAGTCAACGAATGAGACATTCGGTTTCAAAGTCGGCTGTGAAAGTTGGGAAATACTTAATAACACTTCCTACCGGGTACTCTTCAAGAGATCCGACTATATAACCGTCGATTCCGAAGGCAACGTAGAATGGCTGAAAGACTTCGAAGCCCGTTATCCGGACGGAAACGAAGACTACACAAATCTGAAACGCCTGACTGACTGGCTTGTCTCCGTAAAGGATAACCCGACAAAGTTCAGGGAAGAAGCGACTCAGTACCTGGATATGGACTTCATGCTATCATACTACACGATAACAGAGTTCTTCGCCATGGTCGACCAGCGTGCCAAGAATATGTTCCTGACTACCTTTGACGGCATCCACTGGATCTGCATCTTCTACGATAATGATACCTGCTGTGGGCTTAACAACGAGGCTGTAAACGCATTTGACTACACTGTCGAGTATCACGATAAAATCGGCAACAAAGACGTATGGAACGGTGCAGAATCCACGCTTTGGAATAATATAGAGCAAGCATACCCGAAGGAAATTGCGGAGATGTATGCCGAAATGCGCTCTAAAAAACTGCTCACCTACGACGAATGTATCCGGTTCCTCGATACCGAACAGGGAGATGCATGGTCCGAAGCAGTCTATAACGAAGATAGCTGGTTCAAGTATGTGCGTCCGCTTCTTGATGAAGGCAACGGTTCATACCTGTATGCAGCTCAAGGAAGTCGTAAGATGCACCGTCGCTGGTGGTTATACAATCGCTTCAAGTACATGGACTCAAAGTACATTGCCGGTGACTATAAGAACGATTTCGCAACCATGCGTCTCTATACCCCGTCAGAATGGGAAGGAGTAGAACCGAATGCGGATCTGACGATTACATCTTATACCGGGCAATATATGAACGTTCAATACGGATCATATACGGTCGGCGCACGGTCACAGAAAAATGTGCCGGTACAGATTAAAGCGCCGGCTATCCAGTTTAACGATACCGAAACAATCATATTCGGTGCAGGACAGGTCAGCTCTTTGGGCGATTTATCTGCTCTCTATCCCGGTACCGTGGATGTCGCTAAAATGACTAAACTCGTAGAACTGATTATTGGTTCAGGAGTAGAAGGATATCAGAATACCAACATGGAAGTCTTATCCGTTGGTGCTAACAATCTGCTCAGGAAGCTAGATATCCGCAACTGCCCGAACTTGGAGCAGGCTATTGATATTAACAAGTGTACCAACATCCGTGAAGTGTGGGCTGAAGGAACCGGCACAACGGCTGTAGTATTGCCCGAAGGCGGTAACTTAACGTTGCTTCATCTTCCTGATACAATCACGAACCTGACTGTCCGGAATCAATCAGAATTGACTAATGCTGGATTGGTACTTGCAGGAGTACAGAATCTGTCAACTATCCGCTGGGAGAATACCAACAAGGCTAATGTCTTGTCTGTCATTGACAGATGCTTCGCGCTTGATGATCCGAAGCTGGAACGTGTACGCCTGCTTGGTGTGGACTGGAACCTGACAACACTTGATACGGTTACCAAGTTAATCAAGCTGAAAGGTCTCGATGAAAACGGGAATAACACGGATAAGGCTATTGTAAGCGGAAAATGCCATGTCTCTGTAGCTTCACAGGCCCAATTAGCGAAAGTCAATGCGGCATTCCCGGAATTAGTGGTCACATACGGGCAACTGAAGCCGACACCGACAACGACGTTCACATTCTCGTCTTCTCAGAGAAAGACATTGACAAACCCTATATTCACGTGTAATGTAGAATTTGAAAAGGTCAGTGATACTCAATATAAGGTTGCGGTAGAAGACGGCACTTCCGTTGAATTTACATACCAGACGGATAACCATGAGGCGTTGACAAAGACTTATGTGACTGCCGGAACTCGTACACAGGATTACACGGTAACCTATATCCCGGTTCGCACAATCAGGGTGAAAGTATATAACCAGTCCACATACGTTTCCGGTGCGACAGTCACGATTGACGGGAAGTCATATACTTCCGATGCAGACGGTTATGTCATTTTACCTCGCAGTGGTGCAGCTATTTCCGGAACTGTATCAGCTTACGGGTATGGCGGTAACACCTTCTCTTTTGGTACGATTATAAATGATACTACGAATACGATCGAAATCTATGATGTTGTTGATGTTAAGTTCGTCGTGAAATATGGCTCTATTCTTATCGAAGGGGCTACTGTTAAATCAGGATCACAGACAGCCGTCACAAACCAATACGGGGAATGTACACTGTCTTTAGGGAAAGGGAGTTACGATTATACTGTTAATCATCCTAACTATTATGATTACTCCGGAACAATAACAGTAGGAACATTTGCAATGACGATAAATGTATCCCTTGAACTCGATATTGAAACATTAAAACCTGCCGAAAATGGTAATATTCAGATGTTGCTGCGAGGAACGTCAGCATCAATCTCCATAACATCTACAGAAGACAATTACGTGATAGACTGGGGCGACGGAAGTACTGAGCAGGCATCAGGCACAGGGAGTAAAACGTACAGTCACACATATACAGATAATAGCTTATTCCAAGTGGAGGTAAGTAATCATACAGGAATTACATCTTGTATAGGTTCAACGTCCTGCCTTATAGCTTATTGGAGCATTGGAAATAGTGCTGTGAAAGATATAACTTTTTCAGGTTATTCTAAACTAAAATATTTTGGTAATGTATTTAAAAATGATTCAGACAGGACAAATGCAAATAGCTTGTTAAGCTATTGCTCCAGCTTAACTTCTGTTGACCTCACACCATTGGCCGGTTGGACGAATGTGACAGATGCAAGTTATATGTTTTACAATTGCTCCGGCTTAACCTCCGTCGATCTCACATCATTGGCCGGTTGGACGAATGTGACAAAAGCAGATAACTTGTTAAGCTATTGCTCCGGCTTAACCTCCGTCGACCTCACACCATTGGCCGGTTGGACGAATGTGACAAAAGCAAGTAACTTGTTATACCGTTGCTCCAGCTTAACTTCTGTTGACCTCACACCATTGGCCGGTTGGACGAATGTGACAGATGCAAGTTATATGTTTTACAATTGCTCCGGCTTAACCTCCGTCGATCTCACATCATTGGCCGGTTGGACGAATGTGACAAATGCAAGTTATATGTTTTACAATTGCTCCATCTTAACCTCTGTTGACCTCACACCGCTAGCAGGCTGGACGAAAATGATATCAAACTTGAGTTTGATATCATCGTGCAGTAAACTGACATTCATATCGGTACTTGCCGATATCCCATTTACACTATCATCCAGTAGTTCACTGACTAATGGTAACAGCTGCCCTATCTACGTTCCGGATTCAGCAGTTGATGCCTATAAGTCAGCCACCAACTGGTCTGCCTATTCATCACGTATCAAACCAATATCCGAGAAACAATGAAAACAGACGAATTAAACAACAGGCATATAATAGCGGAAGAAGGCAAAGTATTCCGCCGTATCTCTGACGGTCAACTGTTCGAGAATGAGATCTACCTCGGATACGCCTACTACATAGCAGGTGAACTGTTGGCAGAACCGCTCTTGGAACTACCTGAGCACTATGAGGAGATAGATGATCCGGTTGACGAAGAAACTGTCCTCATCGACGAAGATACACCGCTAGAGGATGAGAATACAGATATTGAAGAGACTGAAGCCACGAAGGATGAACCGATCCCTGATGTAGAACCTAAAAAAAGAATTACCGTTGCCGATTACCACAGGCTGGAAAAGCAAGTGGCACTCCTAATGCAAATGATAGGAGGTGTAGAATAATGGCAGGATTAATCAATACCGGCATCTGGGGGTTTATATCCTCAGCCAAAGCGACCGGCAGGAAGATCCTGAATGC